AGGTAAAAATACTGATGCAGTAGCAACTCAATTTGCTGCGGCAAAAGCAGGTTATACCGATTTTGAAAAAGCTGTCGGCGAAGGTAAAGCCACAGAAATGGCACAGAATTTTCTAAGCTATAAAACCGCAATAGGCGATACTACTGAAAGTGCTGTTCAAGGTGCTGCATTAATTCAAAACGGCTTTGAAAATGTATCACAGGCAACAGCCAAAGGAAATGATGCGATATTAGCTGTTATAAATAATATGAAGTCTATCGGTGACGTGCAAGGATTATTTGACGGATTGGATAATAACGGTGTTGCAGCCAAACTAACGGATATGGCACACGCTATGAGTCTAATACCGGAAAATAAATCTATTTCGATAGATGCGAACGGCAATTTCCAAGTTATTCAAGAGGCGGAAAATCAAATTGCAAGTTTGCAGTCACAGGGCAATGTAAATGTTTCTGTAAATGCAAACGGCGATTTATCGGTTATTAATACGGCAACGAATGATGCGGAAACATTAAGTGCTATCGGAGCAGTTTCGTTGCAGGTGAATGCAAGCGGTAATATTGATGTACTTGATAATGCACAGCAGAAACTTGCAACGGTTGACTCTAAGACCGGTCAAGTAACGTTGGGTGCAAATGATAATGCAACGCCAACAATTCAAAATGTACAGAATTTGGCGAATACATTCGGTGCAATGCAAGTTAAACCGACATTATCAGCAACAGATAACGCAACTTCAACAATAAACAGTGTATCTCAAAAGTTATCTGCTCTGGACGGTAAAAAGGCAACTACAACGATTGTAACGAAATATAAAACGACCGGAACACCGCCGGGACACAGTGCGAGAGGTGCAAACAGTTGGCGAGGCGGTTTGACGTATGTCAACGACCAAATAACAAACGACCCGAGAGAAGTTATTGAATACAGAGGTATGCGATACTGGTACGAGGGTGAAAACATACTTGCTGATATTCCGAAAGGTGCAAGAATATATACGGCGGCGGAAAGTAAAGCATTTATTGACGGTTCACACCGCAACGGATTGGACCGAGTTCCGTTTGACGGTTATATTGCAGAATTGCATAAAGATGAACGTGTACTTACAGCTGACGAGGCAGAGAATTACAGTGAAAACGGTTTATTCTCACAGGCGGTTGAACGTGTTAAGGCATATATGGGTGAAAGTAAATCTGACGGCGGCGGAAATAATTCATCAGATGACGGTAGACAGATAATTTTTTCACCACATATTGAAATTAGCGGCAACGGCGATAAAGAAACCGTTATGCAAGGAGTACGAATGACATTTTCAGAGTTCTGTTCAATGATGGAAGAATATGAACGGGACAGACGAAGAAAACAATTTTAAATGATAGGAGTGGCAATCATGAACGGATATTATACAGGAAGAATATCAAGTATTGATAAACAAAACGGAAAAGTCAAGGTGACATTTCCACAAGAAAGTGATGTAGTATCTTCGTGGTTGCCACTTTTGGCATTTGAATATAATATGCCGGATATTGGCGATTTTGTTGCGGTTATTTTAGACGAAAATGATAACGGAATTTGTTTGGGAAAAATATATTCCAACAGTCAAAAACCATTTTCAACTGAAAAATATGCAAAGAAGATTGGAAATGTATCTATAATTCAAAAAAATAATGATTTTTCAATTAGATTTGACAATGACAGTTATATAAATTACAGCAACGGAACAATTACTATAAAGGCTAATAATGTTAAAATCGTACAGAACGAGGAATAAAAAATGATAAATGTAAGAGATGTTACAATAAGTGATTTGCTACCATACACAATGAAAACACCAAAAAATATCGCATTATCTAAGGCATTTGGTGAAATGACAAGATATTTATATGATACTCTGCAATCTGTTATATTTTGGGCGGATATTAATTCGGCAGATGATATGTTATTAAATTCAATGGCGGCGGAAATTGATTGCCCGTTTTATGAAAACGGTATGAGCATTGAACAAAAACGAGAGTTAATTGCGGTGAGTGATATATATAACAGTCGAACGGGAACGACATCTGCTGTTGATAAACTAATTGCCGCCGCATTTAAAAACGGAAATATTCAAGAATGGTATGAATACGGCGGAAATCCGTATTGTTTTAAAATCAATATGGATAGCAGTTCGAGTAAATCCGAAATGAATGATTTTAACTATTTTTTTTCAATGTTGCGGAAGATAAAAAATGCACGTTCAAAATTAGAAGTAATAAATATCTCAAAAGATTTACATACATCTAATTTACACAGTGCAGGTGTTGTTACATATATTTGCGATGATATTACTGTCAAAATTGATACTACATTTAAAAATGATACTGCATATTCAACGGCTAATATCGGCATATATATTTCAGATGTTGAGCAAGGACGAAAATATCCGGCACAAAGATACAATACATATGACGATGTTAAAAATCTTACATATGAACAGATAAAATCAAAAACATTTGTAGGGTTATTTATAGGGGAGGATTAATTAAAATGGCTAATATACCGACAGTAGATACTGTAAAATTGACTGCGAAAGGTTTGCAACTTTTAGCAAAGGTACAAGCAGGAGCAACAATGTATTTTGTAAGAGCGGTAATCGGTGACGGGTTTATACAGGAAGAACAAGATGTAGCAGATTTAATAGAAATGGTTCACGAAATACCGTCACATCAAACAGGAACAACCGCATCATCAGCCACAGTAGATTTGACGAAAGCAGTGGTTGAAAAGGACGGAACTGTTTCAGTGCGTGTGAAAATAAAAAATGGTGATACCGCATTTTATATGCGTGAACTTGGCATTATAGCCAAAGACCCGGACGAGGGAGAAATACTGTACGCATATATTAATTTTGGTGACGGTGCGAGTGCTATGCCGGCATTTGACGGAAGTACATATGTTGTGCGAAATATCCAAATGTCTTTTATTGTTTCAAATGCTGAAAAAGTAGAGGCGAACATTACATTAACGGCGGAAGTATCGTATGATGATTTTATGGAACATAAAAATGCGACTGTTTTAGACCACCCGGACGGTTGTGTTACTACAGAAAAGCTTGCTAACAGTTCAGTTACGGGTGTAAAAATTAAAGATAGTGCGGTAACATTGGCAAAACTAAATAATGATGTTCAAACCAAATTTGATGGATTGGAAAAGGCAATTCAGAAATTAAATTCAACAAAGAAAATCGATTTGGAATACACTATCAGCCAAGGTTCAAGCGGTTATAATATCGTGGTAAAACCTAAAGTGAATTATATTGCAAAAAAAGAAGTATCGGGTACTGCGACATATCCGACACAATCATACGATAAATGCTATATGTATATATGTTATAACTATGACAGTGACAATGTATCATTGATATGCGGCACAACAGTGTCAGGCAGAGGACCACAACCACCGGATAATTATATTTTTTCGGCTGAAATTTCATCAAGTTCGGATTGCGGCGATTTTGAATATTACAGATTAATCCAAAAAGGTGACGATGGCAATACCGAAATCGTACAATGAGGTGATTGAGTATGGCAATAATAACGGAAAAAGGATTTAAAAAAATTGAATATACAGACCCGGCAGATATTCCGGCGGTAGTCAACCATAATGTTGATAATGTCGAAGAAATTATCAATGATTTGGACAAACCAACATTTGAAACGGCTGCAAACCGCAGTAATATCGTATCGGGGGAAACAATCAGCGCATTGTTTGGTAAAGTAAAGAAATTTTTTGCTGATTTAAAAACGGTAGCGTTTACAGGTTCATATACTGACCTGTCGAATAAACCGACAACCGCTACAACGTCTACAAGTGGTTTTATGTCAGCGGCGGACAAAACAAAATTAAACGGTATTGCAACAGGTGCAAACAATTATACGCACCCGTCAACGCACCCTGCGAGTATGATTGTACAGGACAGCACCCACAGATTTGTTTCAGATAATGAAATATCTGATTGGGATAATAAATTAGACGCTAATTTTGTATCTAATGGCTATGCAGGTATTGATGAAGTCACAACAACGCTGAGCGATTTGTGGACTGAAAGAGTTGCACCGCCGACAACAATTACTATAGCGTGCAGTACGTCAAAGCACAAAAATACGGCTGATTATCACTGTAATGGCACGAACGACCAAACCGTTATACAACAGGCTATAGACGCATTGCCGTCAACAGGCGGCAAAATTGTATTATTAGAGGGTACATATAACATCAGCGGTCAGATAAATGTAAATAAACCGAATGTTACTATTTGTGGTATGGGTAACAGCACCGTATTGAATTGTAAACAGGGTATATGGGGCATTGCCGCAACGCAACCTAATTTTACTGTCGCCAATTTAAAAATGACATTTGACACCTACAACAGTACATCAATCTGTATTTACGCTTCCGGCAGTCGTTGCAAATTTGAAAATTTGGATTTGTCTAACGCAGTATATGGTATTAACTGCGGCGGTGGGCATTCGATTATTCATAATGTGACTGCCACCGATAACAATATAAACATTCATTTGGGGTCAGCCTACAATATTGTTTCGGATTGTTACAGTGAGGACGCCAAAGAAACGGGTATTCGAGTTGAGGGCATATGCAACATTGTAACAGGGTGTCACATATCCGACGCCGGAACATACGGAATTTTAGTTACAAGTGGCGGAGGAAGCAAAGTCGCAGACAACATTATAATACGTGATAGTTACAGTGATTCGCAGTATTCAATATATGTGACATCATCAGCATATAACAGTTGTACCGATAACGTTATGATAGGCAAAAACTATACAAACGTAGGCGGAACGACTAATTCATTTATTAGTAACAAATATTCATAATGGGGGTGCAGATATGCAATATAGATTTGACGGAAACAAATTGCAGTTAATCAAATATGAAATAACTGCAAAGAGCATAATAACAGGAACAGACGACACTGTCATAGAGCTAACCGACACGCATACGGCGTGTACGGATAGTGAACGTGACGAACTGTTGCAACATTATCCGACGGCAACAGTAACCACCGTAGATAATACAGGTTACGAATGGTTAGACGGAATGCAATTTACACAGGAACAGTTGGCGGACGGTGAGTTGGAACGGGCGGTTGAAATGGGCGAAACCGCCTACAATGAAATGAAAAACGCACCGTCACAGGACGAAATTAACGCAATGCTGATGTTACAGATTGCAGAGTTAAAGGCAGGTGTTGGCGGTGAATAAAGCGTTAATCAAGAAGTACTATCAAATGGGGATTTACAAAGAGAAACACCTTGACATATTCGTCAAAGCGGGAGATATAACGGAGCAAGAAAAACAAGAGATTATGGAGGGCTGATATGGAGGCAGAAAATGAAAAAGAAGTATGGGAACGGCTGACGGCAGTGGAACAGTCCACGAAGTCGGCACACCACAGAATTGACACGTTGGACAAGTTGACCGAAAGCGTCCACATCATAGCTACGGAAACAAAGGCAATGCGTGAAGATGTGAATGACATCACGGAACGTGTGGACGAAATCGAAAAAAAACCTAACAAACGATATGAAACAGTAGTTACTGCTGTTATTACGGCATTAGTCGGCGGTTTGATAGGCTATTTTATAAAAATGATAGGAATGTGAGGAGGTATACATAATGAAAGAATGGATTAAATGTGCGGGTATTCGTGCTATTAAAACAGTAGCACAGACGGCAGTAGCTACAATCGGTACGGCTGTCGCAATGGGCGATGTCAATTGGGTAATGGTCGCAAGTGCAGCGGCATTGGCAGGTGTACTATCGTTGTTGACTTCGGTGGCAGGATTGCCGGAAGTAAACAATGAAAAGGAGTGATGATTTATGCGAATTGGTATAAACTGCGGACACACTGTAAGTGGCACTGTCGGTTGCGGTGCAGTCGGATACATAGATGAGAGCGTAGAGGCTCGAAAAGTTGGCTACGCTCTCGAAAATTTGTTAAAAGGTGCAGGTCATACGGTGTATGACTGCACCAATGACCATGCCGACAGTGTCAGTGAAAATTTAAACAATATTGTAAATATGGCAAATGCACAACAGCTTGATTTGTTCGTATCGATTCACTTTAATAGTGGTGGCGGAAACGGTACGGAAGTGTGGACATATGGCGGTAAAAAGTTCGATGAGGCAACAAACACTTGCGAGGCTATAAGCAAATTAGGCTTAAAAAACCGAGGCATTAAGGACGGGACAAAACTATATGTAGTCAGACATAGCAACGCAAAAGCGATGTTAGTCGAGTGTTGTTTTGTGGACACTGACGACACGGAAAAATATAAAAGTATCGGTGCGAATGAGTTCGCAAAGGCGATATTAAAAGGAATTACGGGGCAAACAGTAGAAAGCGAGGATTTAACTATGGAAAGATATAACGAATTAAAATCATTAATCGAAAAACAGGCGGCGGCTATATCGGCATTACAGGAAGAAAATAAACAGTTGAAAGCCGTTTTACAAAATACAATGGTGTATGATTATGTTGATAAGAATATGCCACCATGGGCAAGAAAAGCCGTACAAGCGGCAATGGATAACGGTGCAATTCAAGGTGATGAAAATGGTCGTCTTGGACTATCCTACAAGGATTTGAGAGCAATTTGCAGAGAGTATCGCTGCGGATTGTATAATAAGTAACTTTAAAGGTGGCAAATTGCCACCTTTATTTTTTGAAAAAAATTTGTTGAAAATTTGATGATTATAAATTATAATATTGTTAGGAGGGAATTTTATGAATAATAAAATTATTAGACGATTTGACATTAAAATATCAGTTCCCATTATAGGCGATTCATCAATATCAAAGCTTAAACCGCCTACCGGGTTTCAATATAAAAAAATCAAATTAGATGAATATGAATATAGGAATAAAATAACTGACGCAAATAACGAACCATTAGAAGAATATAAAAATGCTATAGTAGAAGAAGATAATGGAAAGTACCTAATGACGTTTGACTTAGACGAAACATTAGAATATGATTTATCAATTCCATGTAATAAATCAATAACGAGGGATTATATAACATTTGAAAAAGAATTTTTATTGTTTAAATATTTCTCTTTATTGCATCTAATTAAAGAAGGCGATATTTCATGGCATTATAAATTTTTTTCGATTGATTCTACAACTCCTGCAAGAAACAACTGCGAGCTGAAAGATAAAGGAAAAATTAATAGTTCACCAGCAGATATGACTACTTATTTTTCTGAACCTATGAAGATAACAGACGAAGACGTTATAGAATTTGATGAATTATTGTCTTATGATGACAGAGTATACCAGATGTTAAAAAATGTTGCTTTAGACGATTTTACTTTCAACTATTGCATATATGATAGCACTACTAATTATAAAAGCTTAATTACAATTTTGGAGGTGCTTTTTATAGAAAAATCTGAATGTAAATATAAAAAAAGGTTGTTATCTAAAAGAATATCTAATTTTATTGGAGTCAACGATAAAGAGATTGAAGAAATAAAGAATAATATAAGTAATTTATATGAACTAAGGAATGATGTGGTACATGACGGGGGAGAAGTGCCGAGAGAAAAATTAAATATGCTTAGGGATTATACAAGAAGATGTATAAAAAAATATATGAAATGCATTTCTAAAATATTAAAAGAACAGCCTGAGATGAAGTTTGATAATGTAAGAAAATATATAGTAAAACAAATATATAATATAATAAAAAACAGAGAGAATGAAAAAAATCTTAAAATGTTTTCTGTGATATTAGACGGTTGTAAAAATTTAGACGAGGCAAAAGAAAAAGTTAAACAGTTAATAGAAACGGAAAAAAAGAAAAGTCTGCTTGTTTAGCAGACTTAATCAAAACATCATGAAATGGTGGGATTTATCGACACGTCTTTTATTATAGCATATATATTCATACAACAATATTCAAATATTATTGTTGTATAGTAAATATTTGATATGCAATATTTTTGTACATATATAGTTGCAAAAATTCGGATATTAATAAATATGGCGTACCACGTCGGAATGGACTACGCTCCATTCCGATTTTTGTATTAAGAAAACCCCCAGATAGTCTGGGGGTTCAGTGTAGCTTTAGCGATGAAAAATAAAAACTCCTTTTGATATAATATTATTGCGACTGCCAGAAGCAATAATATTTATATAAAAAGGAGAATTAAGCAATATGAAAAATAATGATATACACAGTTTATCACATACAAAATGGAATTGCAAGTATCATATAGTATTTGCACCGAAG